GATTGGCCGAACATGAAAACAGTATTCGGCGCCCACGGCTGAACAAATCTTGATCATAGAGTCCAACGTGAAATTCGAAGTCCCTCTCAAAATCTTCGAGACATAAGAGGGTTTGACCCCCATTCGTTCAGCCAAAGACTTGGGTGAGATCTCTTTTTGTTCCATCCGCGCAACAATCTGTTCCGTAAATTCCAGGATTGAACTTTCCACTTTGTAGCGGTGGCCGTGTCGGGCTGAGGCAACGAGTGCCTTCACTCTTTCTGCTATGGGATGCATGTGAGGATCCTTACTTGTTGTTGATCGCGGGCGGTCTCGTATCGCTTCTTCCAAGATACAGCAACCTGGATGTCTTGGCGCAGCCGCTTCTTATTCGGTTTAGGGAAGCCATTTGTGCAGATAATCACACTTCCGGCATCATAGAACCATGTGATCCGATTCCCGTCATTTGTTTTGAACTCAAAAATCTTCTCTTTCTTATCGAGACATCTCGCTTTTCGGAAATCGTTGCGGGGAGGCCCGTGCCGAGCGTAACGGTCGATCATGGCGATCAATCGTTCATGGCTGTCTGAATTGGATTGTCTGAGCGTTTCAAGGTAGTCGAGAAGAGGGAATTTGTCATTCTCGCCGATGGCGTAGATCCTGAACTTCGGCGACTGGACCTCTACCACGAGCGATGCGATCTGGATCGACATAGTGAACCTATAGGTTAAGCGCTAGTCAATCAGAACTGAACGTTCTTGCTCGGCGGTGTCGCAAAAGGTGTGCAAGATCGGCCCCCGATTGAGATAAATCGCAGAAGCGCTCCGCCGTCAATATTTTACACTCGGTGACGTCGTCTCCCGCATCAGCGTGATCCATTCTGCCGTGCGGGGGCGGGCCTTCGCGTTGGCCGCGGTCATCACGTACGTAGAGATCGCGGAACTCCGCGGCGAAGTCCTTTGGCAGACTCTTCGTCGGCACTTCCCAGTGGCCGGCTCCCCCGAACGGGGCGCGAGGTGAACAAACGCCTCTGAATGAAGACCTCCGCCCCAAAGTAATGTTGGATGGTTATGAAAAGAAGCCGCCCCGGCTGCTGCCGTGTAGGCCGCCTTCGTACAGACTGCCGCCGCCATCGCCGTGCAGTCCGCCACCGCGGTTCTGCGGGGGCGTATCACCGCCGCAGGCGAACATGAACCCATCCGGCTTCTTGCCGGCGATGCTGTAGGCGATGCTGACCGCGTCGACCTGGTCGTCGTGGCGGCCGTTCGGGAATTGCTCCAATTCGCCCAGGAAGTCCTGATTCCAGGCACCGCGCACAAGGTAGAAGGCGCCGGCGTCGACCTTGTTGAACCACGGCTGGGCGCGGGCTTCTTTCGATTCTGACGGCAGCACGGCTTCGACGCGGACCTTGCCCATCAAGCCGGCTTTGACCTCGTCAAAACAGGCTGACCAGGCGGCGACGGTCTCAAAGGCGACGCGATACCATGTTTGCCCTTCGTGCTCCGTGGACTCTGCCAGCGACATTTCGACGATCAACGCCTTTTGCTGAGGCCATCGACGTTTCCCGCGGCTCATGTGCAGCAAATAGACGTCGCCGGTCTTGGGGTCGACGCCGACCAGGGCGCCGCAGCTGAAATCGTTGTGGGCGGCGATGCCAAGGGCGCAATCCCAGCCGCGCACGATCCGAAGTCCTGTCGGCACGTCGGCCGCTTCGACATACCTGATCTTGGAGATGTCGCACAGGTTGCCGCCCGGGGCGGCGGGCCGGCCCATGTATTGCCCGGCAAATTCCCGTGAGCCGATGGTCGCCTTGATCTCCAGCAGCTTCTCCTTGCTCCAACGCTCCGGCCAAAGTGACTCGCCGACCTGCCGGTGCAGTGGATCCGTTTCCGGGTGCTCGCAGAGGGCCTCGAGGTTGAGCACTTCGAATTTCGCGTTGATTGCGCCGGCGGCCTCCAGCTGGCGCACACGCTCCGGATCGGTGACGCGGCCAATCAGGTCGTCCTGGTGCCAGCGAGTGCCCACGATGATGATCACGCCATCCGGCGCTAACCTGGTCATCGCGGTCGACACGTACCAATTCCAAAGCAACTCGCGCAACGTCTCGGAATCGGCCTCTTCACGATTTTTGACGACATCGTCCAAAATCAGCACGTCACAGCCGCGGCCGGTCGCGCCGGCGCCGACCGAGCTGGCGAAGAAATGGCCGCCAGACGTTGTGCTCCAGTCCCTCAGTCGGTTTTGATCGTTCGCGACGATCGGCGGAAAGAGCGCTTGATAAATCGGGCTGGTTAACACGCCCTTGACCTGTGCGGAAAACGCCTCGCTGAGCTCGGAGGAATAGCTGGCGGTGATGAATTCGAGCCGCGGGTTCTTGGTGAGTGCCCATGCGGGGAAGAGAACCGATGAAAGCGTCGTTTTGCCCATGCGCGGTGGTACGCTGATGCACAGTCGGCGGATCTTCCGGGCGTAGCAGTCCTCGAGCTTGCTCGCCAGCAACCGATGGACGGCTGCGGCGGCATAGGATGGGACCATCGTTTCGGCGAACGTCGCCAAAGAATCGGCGCAGGCCATGCGCACGGCGCCGTCGCCGTTGTCCATCGGGATTACATTGTCTGAAGTGTCCATGGGCGTCATCCGGCTTCCGCGATTACCGCGGCCGGTTCTTTTGCTTCTTGTGCCTGTTCCAGGCGTGCCAGGTGTCGCTTCAGGATTTCGACGCGGCGGGCATCGTCCAGCGGCCCGGGTGACGCCTCGAGCTGGATCGGCCCACCGCCGGCGCCGCTGATTTCGTGGCGGTCCGGCGCGGCCAAGCCCATTAACTTCACAAGGCGGTCATGCGCCTGCAGGATGATGGTCAAGAAGCTCGGATTCCCTCCGTCTTTCGAGCGGCAGGACTTTTCCCAGCCGTCAAAGGCTTCTGCAAACGTGAGCTCAAGGCGACGTAGTTCCTTGTTCCGTTGCGCTGCGAAGGATTCGACTGCCGATGTCTCGTAGGCCCGGCGTATCCGGGCAAGGTCATAGCTGACGATCTGACGCGATAGCGTGTAACCCGTTCGCTTTCCGATTCGTACTGCAATCTCGGCATGGCTCAGCCCTCTCAGGGCAAGCTTCTCCACTTCGGCGACGTCCTGCGCACGCTGCAGTGAGGTGCGCTTGCGACCGCGCTTCGCCGCGGGCTTCGGCTTCTGTTCGGTAGAAGGCAGAGTGACGAGGTTGGTCATTTTGGGAAAGCCGCCCCCGGGGACTCGGAGGCGGCTGAAGGTTACTGCTGGCGTGTGTCAAACAGTGTAGTTGATGCCGATCGCGGCCGCGGAGGTGTTCGCGAGGGACTCCAACGGGATGAACGCCCTGCGGAACGAGCAGCATAGCCAGGTCGTGCCGGCGCGTGGGTCCCGGAAGGGCTCAACGACGAATCCGCGGCGCACGCCCAGAATCCAGCTCGGCAAATGGAGCAGGTAGACGCTGCCCTTGGTCGTGGTTGAGCCGTCATACACGCCTGAGGCGTTCAGATTCTCGCCAACGAATTCACTGGGCACGATCGGAATACCGAACAGCGAGGGCGCAGTGCCGGTTGCGATGCCGGCGAACGCACGCCCGCCAGCTTTTTCGGCCGTGAGGGTCTCAGGTAGCAGGATGACATCCTGGCAACCCTTGACGCCGAACACCCACAGCAGGCTGCCGACGGACATTCCCCATTTTCCCATCGCCTTGCGGATGGCCCCACAGTTGGCGGCACTGATGCCACCGGTCGCCAGGGATACCTTGAGGCCGGATTGCGCGAGGACGAGCTTGCGCACGCCATCGAACATGAGCCGAGGGTCGCCGGCAAGAACGCCGACGTCCTGCGGGCTTTGCCCCGTGCCTCCCGTGTCGCCGTTGAGAATCGCGTTTTCCAGTGCCTGCCCAGCCGCAAGGCCGAGCTGGTTGGTGATCATGGGGACCAAGGGCAGAACGCTGTCTTCGTCGGCCTCGTCCGAAAACGGGACGAGTCCCATCAATTTTTGCGCGTTCAGCTGCGGCCGGGCGGTGCCGGGACCGGTGGCGGTCGGCGCCGTGAGTTCCGGCACGCCGCTGTAAAACTGCGGCCGGCTCGTGGTCAACGGCAGGTTGAACGGATTGGTCGGCATCTGAATCTCTTGGCCGATCAACCGCGCAGCCAGCTCCGAGTTGAGGTATAGACGCTCGAGCAGGACGGAGCTGAGCGAGATGTTCATCAGGTCGGCGCCGGCATTGGCTCCGCCAGCAGTCAAGCTTGAGACCTTGCGGCCCTGGGCGATCAGTCTTCGTTCATACAGCTCGCCGCGCTCGTTGGCGGCTTTGAGAATGCTCTCAGGGATGCCATCATCCTGGGGCTTCTTCATCATGACATTGAGCAGCTGCTTCTGGTGAACCGCGAGGTTTCCAGAGCGGTGGGCGATTGGAAATTCGATTTCGAAACTGGTTTCGGCGGCGGGGTGCCGAGCGTATCCAGGAAGGGCGGCTTTGACGGCGTCGGTGACGATTTTTTTAACGTCTTCGGCGGTCATTTCAGTTGTGGTGTCCATGGGACAGACTTTCTCGTATGCAAATTGTTATTACGTGCTTGCCGCGATTCTGTTGGCTCTGATGCCGCGCTACTGCCTTATGGGTTTCGTTTGGCTGCCTGACATCCTCTCGGACGGTGCCTTCTATTTCGCTGGCGGGAATTGAGCTACTGCCGCAAGGGTTTCGCTCGGACCGCCAACGTCCTGTTCGGCGAATACAGAGGAATGGGGTTTCAGGCGAC